ATTTGAATTGTGAGCAGCCCACCATATATAACCTGATTGTCTATTGATGACATCCTTATAATAATTTGATGTTCCATCTTCATTTTTAGCATCAGATGCTTTTGAAAGATTACTAAACACTTCAATAGGTGTGTTAGCTGTTCCAGTCCATAATGCATCTTCATCAGCTACAACTACATGAAGCTCATCTCCTGATCCACCGGTGTTAGCAACAAAAGCTGATGTTCCAGGTGCTCTATCTACTTCATAGAAAAATTCCCATCTTCTAGTTAAACCACCAGTATTAGTAACTGTATTACCTGTATATGCATCTGTTAGTGTAACTGTGTTAGAAGATATTGTAGAAACTTGTCTTTTCTCTAAGTCTGGTCCTATAATTAAATAATCTCCAGGTACAATTTTGTCTGAAGCATCAATATGTGTTGTTAATGTTTTTGTATTTGATGTTATTGAATATTTTTGATTTAATGTTTCTTCAAATGCATTAGCAGAAGCACATACAGAAACCTTTAAACTGTTTCCTAAGTCTCCTGGATACTTCGCTACAAAATCTCCAACATTCGAAATACCTGATGAATAGTTATCATCATAATCTTCGTCATTTTTAATTAATGTTTGTGCAGTATTACCAGAATTTAAAGTAGCGTTTTTTGCATCTGAGGTGTTAACAGCTCTTACTACAAATAAAGAATTACTATATGATAGAAAGTTTGCTGCTGTGTAAAAGTCTTTAAAAAAACTTGCATTTGGTTTTTGAAAAGTTTCTACCATTGCATCTTCAGAGCTTAGTAGAACAGGTTGTTCTACCGGACCCCAGCGAAATTGTCCAGCTATTGCTCCAGTTGTAGTAGCTACAGCTGGAATAACAGTGGTTAAATCAATCTCACTGACATTTACTCCTGGTGAAATTTGAAATGCCATTTTATTTCTCCTTTTAAAATTTTGATTCTAAATTTTATTATTATTTATAAAATAGCCAATCTCAATGGATTTTGTTGCCTGTTTGAACCCAAATATCTTCAAAATCCACTACTCCATCATCAGGTTGTCCATCATCATGCAAACCGAATGGTAATAGATCCTCTTCTATCATTCTTTGGTTTTCTTCGTATAATCTTTTTCTAACATCAATATCGGTCAATTCTTTAAAGTAATCTTGTCTAATCAACCAACTAAACAGTACTGTGCACATCACAAGGTCATCATTATAACCTTCGTCAGCTTCGTAAGAGTTTTTTCTTGCTACAAAATTTGACAATTCAAAAATATAATCGTAGTCTTCTACTATTAGTTTATTATTTTCGATTACATCTTTCAATGTTGAACAACCAACCTTTTTCACTGATTTTGTTGTTTTAACACCTATTTGTGTTCTATTTGCAAATCCTCCACCAAGTCTCTGTTCTGTTCCGCTTACTGCTGTACTTAATAAATTACCATACTCTAATTCATGGAATAAAATATTGGCTACTTGTTCACCTATATCATTAATTTCTACTAATATATATGCATTGTTATATTTGCGTGCTGTATTGTAAAGTACATTAGGATAATACATAGGTGAAATTGTTTTGTTTCTATATTTTGCTACAACCTTATAAGGATATTCAGTTATATCAAAAACAAGAAAAGCAGAATAATCAAGACCAACACCTCTTGCTGTATCTGCTACTATTACATAATTTCTTTTTGGTTCTGGTTCATAATATACATCCAAATCATTTTTAGAATAGAGAGGTTTCTTAAATGGCATCTCTCTTAACTTAGTAGGACTAATCAATGTATTAGTACTTCCTAAGAATTCACATTCAAACTCTTGTCTGAATTGTTCTTCAGATGTATTTCTAATTTGTTGCTCTCTCCATTTATCATCTCTACCTGGAACATCAGACCAATTTATTTCTACTCTTTCATAATCATTAATACCTTGTTCACTATCTACCCATAACTTATAAAATAAATTCATTCCATTAGGTGTAGATGTAATTAATACTTTAGTTGATTTACCAGATGATATTGTTGGAAATACTGACATAAAGAATTCATGTTGTATATTGTTTGGTACAAATGCAAACTCATCAAGATATATTAAGTTTTGAGATGTTCCTCGAATGGCTGATGAAGATGTTGCTGAAGCAAGTATTTCTGATCCATTCTCTAATTTAATACTACCTTTGTTCCACTCCACTACTCCTTGCTGCATCCACTTAGGCAAATGTTCATACATTAATTGTATTCTACCTAATATTTCTCTTGCTTGTGCCATTTTATTAGCAAGTATAGCCACACTATATTGTTCAGTAAATAATATTTTCCACAATATAAAAGCAGCAACAGTAGTTGTTTTACCTACCTGTCTTGGCAACTTACATATTACAAATCTATTATCATTGAAACTACTAACCATTGTCTTTTGAAACTTCCATGTTTTAAATGGTATAAGACCTTCATCTACACTTACTATTTGTACATAGTTGTGAAGAAAGTAATCAGGTTTCTGAGAACACTTTAGATATTCAGTTACAGTTTCTTTTGTAAACTCTATTGAAACATCTGTTGATTTTAGATTTTTATTTCCTAGATAGGTATCTGTTGACATTTTATAATTCTATGTGTATAATCCTAGGTGCAGCCTCGGTCAGGATCCCCCTGAATTTTTCATTAGCTTTTGTAACTCTTTGGTGTTACCTACAAACAAAGCATTAGTAACATTCTTCGGGGTCGCATTATCTTGTTTCAATAGTTTAGTCTTTCTATGTAATTCTAAAAGATCTTTATTAGCATCAGTTAAAGTCTTCATTAATTGACCCATAACTTCATATGCTCTAGGATGTTCACTTGCTTGAGCTAATTCAGTAAGAGTAGATAAAGCATTGGATCCATTCTCTATTATACCATATAAGTTCTCTCTAGCATACTTATGATCATTAACTATATCATCTTCTTGTGTATCAGATTTAACTTCTTTTTTAACAACTTCAGTAGCTAAAGGTTCTTGTTCAGGAAGATTAAAGATATCTTCAAAATTTTTTTCTAATTTTGACTTACTCATAATTCAGTGTCTCCAGGTTGTCCTAAATCAAAAAAGTCTTCTGCTATACCATAATTGCTATTAGCAGCAATTGAGCCAATAGCTATAGATGCAGATGAATTAGTTGTAGGATCTCCGTTAGCTAGTAATCCTGGTGTAACTTTAACTCTTTCTTCACCAGGACTCTCAGGCATATTTGGAGAAAAGTCGATAATAGCTCTTTTGATAATTCCACTATTACTAACAGGTCCAAATATATAACCTTTCATTAAAAAGTCTAAATTATAAATTAATGCTCTTCTTGATTCAAAGTCACCTTCATAAGTATCTTCAATTGTTGTTCCTTGAAGTACTGTAGGAACATCAAGTACTATATCCATTTCTGGAATTAATCTTACATTGTTTGTCCATTCAGGTTGAAAATATGGAAGTATTTGTTCTAATACTTGAGCACCATCATCAGCATTTCTTACAAATATAGAAAGTGAAATATTAAAATCATAAGGTACTGGTTGATATTGTGTTTTAAGTTTACTTTTATCATCATTGTTTACTATGACATTTTTATATAATCCAGTAGTCTTTCTATTCGCTGCATATTGTATACCAGTCATTTCAAAACCCATTCTTGGTAAACTTAATGCTACATCTCTATCTAAATTTGGATCTTGATTTAATCTTGTAAGAAACTTTTGTTTTGGACCATAAGCAATTGGTACTTTAATGTTTTGAATTCTAGTACCAGCATTATTGAATCTTTGTACATAAATGCTATTAAACATATTACCAAACACTATAATATATTTTCTTATTGATTCGTGATAAAAGGTTCTTCCAAACATATTAGTATCTATCTATTTCTGAAAAAGGATTGTTTTCACTAAAGTCTAATATATTATCAGCTTCTCTCTGGAAGAATTGATTGTTAGCAGTCGAATCAGTAGTTTCAATTGTATATTCTTGTAATACTGTTCCACCATCCTCATCCTTTAATACACCTAAACCATCTTCTAATGTAAATTGATACACTAATGTATCCAAACTAAAGTTAGATTCAATAGCATCAATTTCTGTATTACCTGTAGATATTCTTTCACTACTATATTCAAACAATTCACATCTCAAATCATATGTTTGTAATCTACCAGTCTGATAGAATAATGATTCATGCTCAACAAACTTAATTTCAAATATTTTACCAACCATTGGAAAGTATATTAAATCACCTTCTTGTGGTCTATTAATTTGATTGAGATAATCATCACCTTCTAACATCCATGATTCTGTATCTTTGGATCCAGTTAGGAATTGTCTTGAAGGAGCACCTGTGTTAGCAGTTTCAAAAAGAAGATTATATCCTACCTCTGTAATTAATTTTGGAGATGTTAATGATTGATCAAATCTTTTTCTTGCAACAGTGAATGTAACTGAGTCTCTAATTTGTAAACCAAACTTAGACATGAGATCACCTTCACCTTCAAATCCTTCAACATTCTTTATATACATTTCAATGTCTACAGACTCTTGAAACTGTCTCACAGGATCTTCACCAAAGGTGTGATCAATATTGGCATTATTAGCTGGTAGATATTTTACATTGTGGCCATAAATTTTTATAGCTTCAATTGTAAGGTCTTCTACTAAATCTTGTTCTCTGCCGTATGAAAAATTATTAAAGTAAGCATTTGTTGGCACAATATTATCCCATCATATCCATTACTGGTAATGAGTAGCTGGATATCATTTCTTGTTCTAGTCTACCAATTTCTTCTACTGCTTCATCATATATTTTTTGACCGTTGAATGTTAAGCCACCTGGCATTTGCATACCTTCAAATTTTTTTAAATTAGTACCCCATTGTCTTTTAATTAATGAAGTAGTATATCTTTTTAACCATCTATCATTCCACATATCTGTATATGTGTCTGGATTTATAATCTGATATGCTTCAAGAAGAATAAATTCACCTACATTAATTTTTTCATCCCAGTCTGTATCAATATGTACTCTATTGATATGTCTGTTGTATCTCATTGGCTGCTGACCAATAAAGATTTCTTCTAAGAAGTTTACATGCTGCATTGCCATATAATATGGTACAACGGTTGATAGTAGTGAATTGTAAATATCATTAAGATGTATTTGATATCTAACATTGAAAAGATTATTAACACTATAAGTGTCGCCAATAGCAAATGATCTAATAACACCAATGATAGCATCTGGTACAGTAATGTACTTATTGTCAATATCGGTTTGTGTTACTTCATGTTTGTGAAAAACATGCTCAGTGCCATCAAAATGGTAATCTCTATAGTAAGTAATAGCTTCATCTATTCTATCTTCAATTTGCTCATCATCTACATTAATGTCTACTACAGGCTTACCTAAATCTCTTAAGCAAAATTCTTTAAATTGATCTCTTGTTGCAGGATTAGCCATATAAACTCCTAAATTCTTATAGGAGTATTTATAAGATATTAGTCAGCTAGTGCTATTGTTAGTGTACCTTCCGCTACTTGTCTCATAATTTCTTGATATCTTTTGCTTTTATTATTAATAGTTATAGTGCATAGTTGCCCATTGTAAACACATTGAATACCTAAATTATTATTAGTTAAACTGTCTTTAATATATTTTGGATTTTCTATTGTTGCTGCAATTTCCATATTAACTCCTATAATTCAGCATTTAATCTTAAATAACCATTTGTGTCATCATTAATAAAAACTCTACCACAAACTTCATCTGTTCCAGTAGATACAGTTATATCTATGGTTACATCTTGCCCACCTAATGCACCATGAGTTCCATCTTGATAAACAGCTAAAGCTGACGAAGTTTCTGAACCACTTGTTCCACTAAATGTAAAATCACTAGTAGCACTATATTCAACATCAGGTGCATCTCGCATATTCGTTCCTGTAAATGTAAGAATAACAGAAGTAGTATCTGCTAATTGTCCTACACCACCAAAATAAACTGCTCTTGTATATACTTGATTTTTTGTTGGGCCTCGTCTATCCCATTGTCGACAATATCTATGACACTTTCTTATAATAGATTCAAATGGCTCGAACTCGAAATTGTTTGCTTGACTACCAACTTCTAATTGACACCCTGTTATATAAAATTCATTACTTGTTGAATCTGCTAAATTTACTGAACTATCAGCTAATACATTTGCTTGATCATAAGCAGCCCAAGTTGTTGCTTGAGTGCCACTACTAAAATTACTCCCAGCACCTAAAATTATCCAAAACTTTAAACTTTCTTCTTCATCATTGTCCAAAGCAGATACAGTATCTCCATCTAAAGTAATTATCTTTTTTTCCCAAGTGTCTGACGCACTAATAGTAAATGAACTCATTATATGCCTACCACCATTATCAGCAGAATAAAGACCACAAGTGTAAACTCCTGTCTTATTGCCCTTAACCCAAAAACTAGCCGTTAATTTTTTAGCACCTGAATTTCCATAAAGAAGGTGTTGCAGATTTTGACCTTCCATTCTTTGTTCTAATATAGCAAAATCAGCTGCTGCTGGACTTGCATCTGCTGTGGTGCAATCCCATTTCATAGAATAACCAAATCCTTGCCCTGATGGAACATCAGTAGAACGAGATACAGTAAAAACACCTAATCCACTTACTCTATCTTTCCACCTATCTGCTGTATGATAAGCATCTGTGCTTACAGTTGCCGAATCATCTCTTTGCCAAACATTCATTCCACCATTGATGAGTAGATTTTTATTCATCATAGGATTAGTAGCATCTACTGATCCAGTAAACGAAGCATTATTGTTACTATCAAATGTTATAGCATTTGCTGTAGTATCAAATTTTCCTATTGCGTCTACTTTAAGTGTACTCATTTATGTTCCTAAGTTTGCATCATCATATATTGTTTTTAATGCATCAACAGTTGAAGCATTGTCTATATTTGTTTGAAGAGTTGCATATCTTGTTCTTATTTCAGCTCTTGCAGTTTCTGCTGCTGTTGCATCTGCACCAGGAATTTGCTTTGCAATAATATCATCATGTGGTTTAAACTCTTCTGCTCTCTTTAATCTTCTTTTTTCATGTGCGATAGTTTTTGCTTTAGTTAAATTCACAACTATACTCATTGTTGATACTCCCATGCGTTACGAAATGTTCTATCTGTTGGTACTTCACTAACATCAACTATCTTATATGGTCTTCCAGGTGGGACATCTTTAGCTGCAATTTCTTCTACTGTTAAACCACAATTATCTGCTGGAATAATAACTGCAACTCCACCTTCTTCTGTTTGATATAAAATTCTTTTATTACTCATAGTCTTTTCCTATTCAAAAACAAGCACATTAATACCAGACTGGTCAATCGCACTTAAAGTTTCACCTCTACCTGTATAAAATTCAACTTTATCAGTAGCAACTGATTGTAATCTAAAATCACCATACCAACCTTGATACCTTACTGAACCTACAACACAATAATCTGTGCTAGACATAGCTGTTGTGTAGGTAACTCTATAATAACCAGTTCCTAAATCAGTTATAGATGCAACATTACCACTATCATTAATAGCAATAGTTCCTGAGCCATTGAAACGAATCCATGCTCTTGCTGCAAAAATTGGTTGTGAACCAGTCTGGTCGCCATCTAACATAGCTGCAGCAACAGTACCAGAATCTCCAGTAGTAACAAAGTTACCTGTTACATCTGGTAAGGTTACAAATCTATCAGTCGAAGAGTTTGGTGCTCTCAAATGAAAGATTCCTGTTCCGCTTGTATTTCCTGATACTTTAATTACACTCATAACTTATATTTATTCCGCATCCACTATTGTTAATGTACCTTCTGCTACTTGTCTCATAATTTCTTGATAGTCAGTATTACCTGGTGCGTTTGGCACAAGATATTTGTTTCCATCTTTTACCATTTTAAAACAAAACTTATTTTCATCTCCATCTATAATTACTTTTTGTACACTTTCTATCATAACTCTGCTATTACCTCCAAATATGCGTCTGTTGCGTTATCTAATCTTAACGCAGCAACTTGTCCTACTGTAAAAGGTGTTCCACTATCTGCAACAACTTCAAGAAAACATCCATTTGTTGCGGGATCAACTAATGCATCATAACTTACATCTGTAAGAGATGAACCACCTCTTAAAATTTCCAAATGATTCTCTCCAACTGTAGGAATATCTCTCATTGTCGTTGGAAAGGTAATACCTACTCTAGCTTCAGAAG